TGCAGTGAATAGGTCAGCAAGTTTCTCTTGCTTGTACTGAGTCTGTGTACGAACTGACTGTTGTGTAGCAAGTACTGTAGAATCTTTCTGGAATAAGAAAGCTTTCTCAGTAGCACCTGTACCAACTTGAGTTGACATATAAACAGGAACACCGTAGATTGAACCGATATTACCAGTTCTGATTGCAGAACCATCACCGATGAACTGTTGCTCAGTAAATCTGTCAGTAGACATTAGAGCAGTCATACAAGATGGAGTTACAATTAGGTATCTGTCATTTACTGGAACATCTGAATCGTTAAGAACTTCAATAGCTTGTAGAATTGAAGCATCCCAATCAGTTACTGAACCAATAACTGTATTACCACCAGTTAGGGCAGAAGCTCCGTCCATAGCAGTGATAAGTGCAGAGTCTACATTACGAGCTAGAGCATAACCAGCGTCGTCAGTGTAGAAACGTCTCATTGAATTTAATGCTTGTAGCTCAGCGATATCCTCGATGTACATTGACCACTCATAGTGCTGGTCGATGCTTACGATGATATCAGCCGCTGTATCTGTGATTGCAGTTACATCTGCATCTGCAACTTTAGCTGAAGCATCGTTTCTACCAGGGTTAGGGATATGAATTGTATCGCCCTTCTTACCTTGGTGGTTGATATTCTTAACTAGGTTTGCGACAACCAAGTTAGATTTATACGTTGCGATTACCTCGTCACTCCAAATTTCTGGAATAAACTTAGCAGTCGTCGTAGTAGTCATATTAGCCATTACTTTTACTCCTTATGAATTATATAGCTTTTTATTTGACCCTCCCTTCTGAATAAGCTGCAAAAATTTCATCTTGCATTGATTCATATTTAGTTGGGTCTTGTATTTTAAGGCGGATTAGGTCAGCCCTTCTATAAGTCTTACCTCCCGCTGAGCCTGATGAACTTCTTGATTCTGTAGCACCAGCCTTTAATGCTGCTTGTCTTTCTGCTTCAGCTGCTTGTTTAACTTCTTGCGTCTTATCAATCATTGACCTATCTTTCCAAGTAGATAATAATTCATTAGCCGCATCAAAATTATAAGCATCTGCCGCTTGAAACAATTGCTTACGAATCGGACTTCCATCTACCCAATTTAAGAATTTCTCATCTTTAATGATATCTCCAAAATCTGGGTGACTCTGTTCCAACTTACTTCTAGTAGCTTGCTGTGTAGCTTGCTGTTGAAAGCGTTGAAACTCTTGAAACCTAGGATGATTTTCTATTGCTTGATTTACCGCTTTATCGGGGTCTGCAAAAAAGTCGTATTCATCTAATGTCTCTTTTTCAGGTTTAGCCTGATTATCTTGTAGATTAGTCTGTTGATTGCGAACCATTTCAGCTTGTAAGAAGCTATCTGATAGTTTTCTGAGTTCACCTATTTCCTGTGATTTTCTACCTAGTTCTTTTTCTAGGTTCTCATAACTACTAATAACATCTTCCAATGATTTACCAGCAAATTTATCAGGTACTATGTTTTCTGCTTCTGTTGATGTTGTTACTTCATCAGCAGCTTCAATTGTATCTACTGCATCATTTGTTGTTGGCTCAATCGTTGCCTCTGGTACTTCTGGAGTACCTGTCGCTTCTTCAGCGTCTACTACTATACTTGTCATATTGTTCTCCGCCCTTTCGGGTTATGAAGTTAAAATAATGGCAGAGCTAAATTACAAATCTAGTTCTTCTGCCGCTGCTTTTGTTGTCTCTTCTAGTCCAATCACTTGTCTTAAAATTGACAACTGACCTCTAGCGAACCAAAGGTCTTTTTCACTTTCCACACTATCTAAATTATTAGTCAAATCTTCGAGAGTTTTTAGTTCTTGGACTAGCTCTCTCCAACCATCCTGTTCAAATAAAGATATTCTATTGTGGTAAAACTGTTTGTCTTCTTGCGTTAGCATAATTTAATGCAGTCTCAGATTTAAGATGGTCAACTTCTGGAATATTTCTCATAGTTTCAGCTTGAGTATTCTCTGTGTCAATTTTCATCTTCTCTATAGCTGCTAATTCTTTCTGTAAATTAACTAGTCTTTCTTGTATTTCAATTTCGTTAGGCTGTTTAGCTCCAGCTTCTGCTGCATTCTTCTGAGCTTTAGTCATCTCTTCTTGTGCTTCAGCTAGTGTCTTCTGTATATCAGCTTTAGCTTGCTCCATTTGTAACTGAGCAGCTACCATTTGCATTTGTTGCTGTTCAGGATTAGGCTGTAAACCTTGTAGAAGAGCATTAACAATTTGGTCCCTATTATGGATACTAGAATTCTGAAAGATTGCTAACAGGAGGATGTTGAAAGCAGGAGAGTCTTTCGGAACTGACTGCATCATAGAGACCATCTGTTGCATCTCTAATTCTTTAGCCATAATACCCATAGTAGAGTACGGAACGAACTTATAATCAACGACAGGATATCTGTCTACATCAAATTGAATCTTTCTCCACAATGTTTTAGTAATCATAGGTAACAAGAAAGTATTCTGAAAATTCATTAACGTACGTTTCTGACGTTTAATAGAAGCTGACTGCATCATAGACATACCAGCTGAAGTAGCTCTATCAGGTACGTTAGATACATCTGCTGCACCAGTACCCATCTGAATCATATTTTGTAACGTAGCTACTTGATTATATGTATTTCTATCTGTCTGGCCTAAATTTAGAGGCATAATAGCATTTTTAGGGTCACCGTTAGTAAGAATAGTCTTGCCTGGTCTTACTTCTAATTTAATTCCTCTAGGTAATCTAGTAGCATCTGCAGCTACCATAGGTGTAGTAGTTAGTGCTAATGAGTCAATTCTAGCTCTCATCTCTGCATCTAATGCTTTCTGTGGATTATATCCTTTCTCACAGACGCCTCTACCCCAGAATTTATTAGGCACTATATCGTGCTGATATGCTATGAAAGGTCTGTCGACCATCATAAACGGATTCTCCTCAGCACGGAGCACATATTCGTCATTTGCGATAGTAACTACTGCTTCTACTAACTCATCTTCATCGTACTCAAAATCATCGTCTGAATGAGCTTTATTTAAGAAAGCTTTAGGTACTTTACCCCAATATTCAGTAATTTTAATTTGGTCTGATTCATCAGCACTTATATATTCTGGGTCATAACCATTAATAATTTCATTTGTATCTGAAGGAAGAGCAACTTTTCTGTATATACCCTTCTCCATACCTTCCGATACTACATAACGAGGCTTATATACCTCTTGAGCGACTCCTAGAGCTTCGTTAATACTATTAGCTGCTGGGTCTATAATGAATTCTTTAGGTGAGATAGCTTCTACTCTTACTTCTACGTTTATTTCTTCAGCTATTTGACGTTTAGTAGTTAATGTTCCTTCTACTGGAACCTCTACAGGAGACATCTCTTTCTTTTCTTCTACGATAATTTTAGCTATACCAGTACCATATATAGCACCATTCAAGAAAGTCTCACATATGGCATCTTTACAGCCCGCTCTCTCTAAATCTTCTTGTAATAAATTACGTACATATTCAGCATCTTTTTTGTTCTTATCCAACATATCATCTTGGACATCGAACCATTTACCTCTACCGAATGTGGCCTCCTCAAGTTCAGCTACGCTAGCTTCTACTGCTTGTTGTAGGGCTGGAGTTACGATTCTAGAAGTTTCTCCTTTACGGGTCATATCTTCTAAATCCCACTTACCTCTCCATAGACGATAGTACTCATCCCATAAATCTAGGTAATTATTATCACGATGGTCAGCCCAATCACTTAGTCGACTCATCAACCAAGATTTTAGTGCTTGATAACCTGATTCGTTATTTACTTCCATTAATACCCCGCTACTATGTCATATGGTTCCCATTCTTCTTCTATCTCAATAGTGTGCATAAAATCAGCTACACTTACTTGGTCTATATAAGCTAAAGCATCCACCATATCATCGTGTGTGCCTTTCGTTGGGAATTCTAGGAGTTGGACCTCAAAATCTCTGTTCCATTCTCCTCTATTAAATTTTATCTTACCGTGTTCTAATCTTCCTTGTAGAGCCCAGGTAATCCTATCTGCCTTCTTCTTACCACCGTGTGTTACGTCTGTAATTACTACCCAGCGACCATTTGTTCTCATCTGGTCTTCTAGGTAAGGCATTATTGCATTCTTTAACGACCCTGCTTCAATTCCGACAGTCGTTGCT